TCTTTGTCAATCTGTTCTATTTCATCTTCATCTAAACGAAGGATGTTTTTACGAACCCACGTTTGAGAATAATATTTACCAACATATGGATCTATTTGCTGTAATGCAGCTAATCTTTGAGTTAAAATTTCAGCGTCTTTTAACTCAGAATAATGATTGTCTTCTAAATAATCATACTTAAAGAATGGTCGCATATTGTCCCATTCATCAGCACGAATAATACCTCTGCAATCAATTGTACTCTAAGTGCAGAAGAAAACAATTGACTAAATTTTCTACGTAGTCTAACAATAAACTTATTAAACTTAACTTCATCACGACTAATTTCTTGTGAGCGACCAATACTAAAACCTTGTTGCGCTTGCAAACGAGAAACTGGCACGTTCAGTGAATGATACAATTTATTTTGAAAATATTCAATATCTTGTATCTCACCTAAATTCTGACCACCTGGAAGTGTAGTAATCTCAGTACCTTTGCCACCTTCACGACGTGGCATCCAGAAGTCTTCCATCATTGATAAGTGACGACGATCATCTCGTGTCTCACCAGTTGTAGCATCATAAACAATCTTATTACGGAACTTATTCATAATGTCCGTTACATACTGCTCTGCTTTTAACTTAGGTAAATTACCTACATCAACATAAAAAATTCTGCGCTCAGGAGCACGAGAAATACGATAAATGACAACTGAATCTTCAATCATCTTTAATTGATTCACTGGCTTAATTGCCTTATGAAGATAAGACATCACCATACCAGTATCTTGATCTACATATCCTGATGGACAGTAAATCACGGAGTCAATGGCTAACTTAACACCTTGTGTCGTTTGCTCAGTAATTCCTTTGTCATTATAAAGAAAATATTCTTCAGTTTCTTTGACAACATTAACACCTTGTGGTGATCGTTCTGTTTTAATATTTTTAATACGACGAATCTTACGTGGGTCTACATATCGTAATTCTACAATACCACCTTTGATATTTTGTTCATCAATAAGAATTTGATAATATGCACGACCATCAATGTACCATCTGCGAAAGATTTCGTGTGCTCTTTCGTCAAACTTTAATAATTTTAATACTGTATTAAATTCTTCACGAATCTTAGTCTTAATTGCAGATGAAACTTTTAATTCATCTAAGTCTAATTCAACTGAATTTTTTGCTTAATCAGCAATAATTGCTTCATTAACAATATCTTCAATAGCACCATCACAATCAGAGTATTGTGAGACCTCACGATAACGACGAATTAAATCGTTTTCGTTTTTAATTGTGCCTTCTAAATCCATAACCAGACCGTAATAACCACCAGCATTCACGCCAGTGTTTATTACAGTTGATCCTGAATCAATTGGACTTGGCGTAACTACACTAGGTAAATCTAGATCCTTGTTACGCTTTATTTCAAAGCCAAAAAGCTGCATAATGTAAAAACCTTCAGTTAATTATTAAATTGGGAAACTGCCAATTGGAGTATCAACAGAAACATTAACACCAAATCCACCACCACCAGCAGTAGCAGATGTAAAGAAGTTGTATGTAAACTCTACGTCAAACAGTTCAATTGCATTTTGTTGTTCATAATCCAAAGCAATTGCAGAAATTGTAGTTGGATAAGCGTCAACAAACTTGTAACTTTTAATAATTGCGCCATTACGATCTAATTGATGCACGTTTAAGTCAACTTGATATTCAGTTGGGTTAACACGACCATTTGTAGAATTGTAATTCTGTACGCCATTTGACCATTGCTCTAGTGCATTACGGATACCAAAAGTAGTATCGTTGTAAATTGCAACAGACCATGGTTGGAAAGTGCGCTCGCCAGCAAAGTTAACTGGACGACCACGATATAACACACCAATATTTTCTACAGTTGATGCAGGTAACTGAGCAGACTTACACAAAAATTGTGCTCGCTGACCAGCTACTGGACCAAGTGTAACATATGATGGGAATACTAACTCAACACGAAATTGGTTCGGGCGTGCACCGCCACCAACCATTTGTGCCTTAAAATCAGCAATGTTTGCCATTTAAATCTCCTTATGTTCTTTCTTATTTATCTTAGAATTACGCACCGATTTCTGTGAAGTTAATTCCAGAACGAGCAGCAACGAAATTGAGAGTTATAAAGTTGATAGAACGATTTGGCTTAACAAAAATATCCGCAACAAATTCGTTTGCATCTATAACTTGACCTGTGTTGTTAGACTCATCGCACTTAACAACGAAATCAGTAATACCACGACGACCTTGGACATCACGTAAGAATGGTTCTACCAAACTTCTAAACTGTGCACGTGTAAATGGATCATTGAATTCAAACAACTGGAACTTAGCAGCAGTTGCAATAGCTTTTTCCATAACGATAAACAAACGACGCACGTTAATACGATCGAAAGCAGATGGTTTAGCAAGCAATGTCTTGTCACCGAATAGAACAGTACCTTCTCCTGGGAATGTAACTACTGGGTTTACACCTTTTTTATAGAGTGTATCACGTTGTGTTTTGTTTGGATTAAGAGCTAAGCGTACAACATTCTTAATTTGTCCACGATTTAAACCACCTGGAGAGAACCAAGGATCGTTAGTGTAATCAGCACGAGCACATAGACCAGCGATATCGGCATTTAGTGCAATGTAACGATACTTGTCGTTATAACGATCGTACTGATATTTGTATCCAGAATCCATCACAGCGTATGAAGAACTTGTAAGTGCATCACGGTAAGCAGTGATATATCCGATTTCTGTAGAAGTAGATCCAACGATGATGTCACCATTTGCTACTGCTTCTGGAGAAACAAATGCTACGCAGTCTAAACGAGTGCCACATACATTAGTAATTACATGATTTGCAACAGTAGTAGATGCTTTACCTAACATGACTAAAGAAATATCAAACTGTTCAGCGTTGTCAAACAAAGAAAACGCAGCCATTTTTTCACCATCAGTCAATGCGTAATCATCAGTACCACCAATTAAACTTAAAGTAACAACTGCAGTTAAAGATTTGTATGCAGTTGCTGCAGTAGCAGCACTTCCCCAGTTGGCTCCAGTACCAGCAACAGTTACTGTGTGATCCATCCAGTAAATCCAAGAAGATCTAGAATTAATAACATCTCTGTAAAAATTATTAGTACCATCACTAGTTTTTGCATCAGATGCTTTAGAAACAAAAGCAAATCTTTCTAAAATAGTATCCTTGGTTCCACTAATAAGTCCATCTTCATCGATAACAATAATGTGAAGTTCATCATTAGAAGCATTGATATCAGATGCATAAGGAGAAGTTCCTGGCGCACCAGTAAACTCTGATGCATATGTCCATGCAGCAAAAGTGGCAGAATCTGCCATAGAAACTTTTAAACTGTTACCTAAAGATCCAGGATACTTAGCAGCCCACTCTCCTACAATGCCAGCACCACCAAGATAGCTAGAAATATAGTCTAATCCATTTCTAATTTTTAAACCGATTGTTGCAGTAACAGCTGATGTTGCTAGTGCAGTAGTTCCAGAAGGAGGAGCAGCAACAGTAATAGCTGGCGCAGTAGTATATCCAGTACCAGCATTAACTACTGTAATAGCAGTAATAGTAGAAGTTGAGATTACTATAGCACCTGCAACAGCACCTGCAGATCCAGCGTTACCAGTAATAGTAACTGTTGGTGTAGATGTGAATCCAGTACCACCATTAACGATAGTGATCGATGTCACCGCACCACCAGCAACAGTAGCAGTTGCAGTAGCACCAGTACCACCACCACCAGTGATTGTAACTGTAGCACTAGAATAACCAGTCATAGTACCAGCGATTGCAATACTAGAAATAGCACCACCAGAAAGAGTAGCGACAGCAGTAGCTTGTACACCACCAGTTACAGTTGGTGCAGCTATGGTAACAGCTGGCGCAGCTGCAGTAGAAACATAGCCAGATCCAGCAGTACCCACTGTGATAGCGGTAACACCACCAGTTGCGGCAGATACAGAATTTACATGTCCAGCATCTGCACGAACTAATAGTAAGTTATTTGTGTAAGACAGGAAGTTTGCTGCTGTGAAAAAAGACTGAAAATTACTATCGTTTGGTTTTCCAAAGCGTGTAGTTAGCTCATTTTCTGAACTAACGGTAACTGGTTCCATTACTGGACCCCATGAAAACGCACCTACGGCAGCACCAATTGATGATGATACCGCTGGAACGATAGAAGTGAAATCTTTTTCTACGACTGCAACGCCTGGAGATAGTTGAAATGGCATTGTATTTCTCCTTGTTAATAAGTTTACTTTTAGACAAATTCATGTCTACATTTTATTTAGGTTTTACACATTTTCTAGAAGTTTAGTGGAGCCTTTTCTGGACCACCATCATCATAAAACCCGAATGGTGTTAATTCTTCTTCGATCGCTTGCATCTGCTTAGCGTACATAATATTTCGTAGATTAACATTATTTAGGTCTTTGAAATACGAGTTAGTAGTTAGCCATCCAAATAGAACTAGAGGCATTACTAAATCATCGTGATAACCTTCGTCAGCTTCATAAGACCCTTTTTTCTCAATAAAAGTCGAGATTTCGGAGATCGTATCAGCGTCATTTATAATAAGTTTGTTTTCCTCAACGAGTGCCTTAAAGTTATGGCACCCAATTCTTTTAATTTTCTTATCAGTTACTACACCTAGCTGGGTTTTACCACCACCGAAACCACCAGAAACTGTTTGCCCAAGAGAGTGTCTTGTTACAAACAACAGGTTTTCGTATTCCATTTCTGAATAGAGAATATGAGCCACCTGCTCAGAACTATTAATCTCTATTAAAACCCATGCTTGATTGTAGTCATTACCAATTTTGTATATAATATTTGGATATAGCAATGGACTAATTTCATTGTTTCTATATTTTGCAACCATTCTATAAGGTACTTCTGTAATATCAATAACTTGAAATGCAGAGTAATCACCACCAACACCCTTTGCAACATCACATACCATAACATAAGAATGAGCAGCTTGTGGATTTACATATACATCTAATCCATCTTTTTGATAGATGATAGTATCTGGACTCATTTTAGAAATTGTATCAGCACGAACTAAAGTAAGAGAAGAACCCAAGAAGTTACAAAGAACCTCTTGAGTAAATTTAAGTTCACCAAGCTGTGCCTTTTGTTCTGCAGCCCACGTTTCATCACGACCTGGAATTTCCCAGTAAGGTATGAATAGATTAATGAATCCATTTCTACCTTTTTCAGCATCTGTCCAAAACTTCCAGAAGTGATTATAACCCAGCGGAGTTGAAGACAGTAAAATCTTAGTAGTTTGTCCAGCAGAAATTGTAGGATAAACTGAAGTAAAGAATTCTTCTGCCACATTGTTTGGAATAATCGC